CCATAATCTCCTGTACCAGACCCAGCCCCACCGTTACCACCGTTACCAGAATAACCTCCAGCCCCACCGCCGCCGCCAGAATACCCGTTTGTGGCACCACCAGCCCCACCGTTACCACCGCCGTCTCCAACATAAGTGCCTCCGGTGCGGGTGTCACCACTGTAACCCTTACCACCCTTACACACAGAAGTGCTCACAAAGTAAGAGTCTGTTCCGTCTGTCGGGGTTCCTGTGCCAGAATAAGTAGAGAAAGCGTAACCGCCACGCCCAACTTGAACGGTGTAAGAACTTCCCGGAGTGACGGTGTAGTTGTTTATATAGCCCAAACCGCCACCACCGCCACCGGAACCGTTACCGCTGGAAGGTTTTTGCCCACCACCACCGCCGCCCAAACAAGCAACACAAACCGATGTCACACCAGCCGGTGCCACCCAAGAATAAGTCCCAGGAACCAAATAAAGAGACTCTTGGTCCGAAAAGTCCTCGATTGTCAATCCGATGTCGATGGCTTGAAAGTACGGGTAATAAGAGTCTGCTGTGTTAATCGTGGTTCCGGGGTAATAATTCAGAACAGTTGTGTAAGTGTAAGCCGAAGTAGCACTAAAAGGTGGTCCCAACCCAGGCCACAGACCTTGTTTTTGATAAGCAGCCTGTTGGTTCAGCGTCCAGAGCCCAACTGCCGTGTCGCCATCAGGTGTGGGAGGAGTTTTGGTGATGAAACCACCAGGATATTGCTCGCTCATACTTTTCTCCAGGCCTCAGATTCAACGTCAAACTCCCAACCTTCAACCGAAGGTTCTGGTTGAGGGGGGATCAAAACCCAAGTCTGATCAGACTCTCTCCACACATAAGGTTTGGTCGGGTCAGGCATAGGTGTCGGAGGCATGAACCGACAAGTGAGTTCGTCAAACCACCATGATGCAAAACCGTTGTTGGAAGCCCATTCGGCTTTAACAGCTTCTTGCAACGCTTTGCGCTCTTCATCGGTCATTTCATCCCAAACGAACTCATCCGTGCAGTATTCACCCATGACGACATATTTGGCACGTAGGTTTTTGCGATACGGGCCAAGTTGTGGGGGTTCTTTACGAATGAAACGCATGTAACCGGCGGGCAAGTTATTGACGTCAACGTCCGGGAAAGCCTGTCGGAAATTGTCACCGAAGATAGGGTGCTGAAACGGCTCACCATCTTTGATACGAATAAAAAGTTCCACTTGGTTTTCTCCTTTGCAGATTTCCGATTTCACAGCGGTATGACGGCTACGCCACAAGAACTGCTTGTTATTTGTCCGCCGCTATACAAATTAGTGGTCAAACCGCCTGAACTGAGTTTACCAATGTGGCTGTACGTGTTTACATAGCCAGAAACAGCGTAAGTGTCGTTGTCTGGATACCAAGCGATACCGCGAATGTAGTTGTTGGTGCCACTCGCCGTCGGGACGTTCAAGTTGGTCACGGCGTATGAGTTCTGAGTGTCAATCGAGAACATGAAAGGCTGGGACGCCGTGTAACCTCCGGCCAAAATGTAGCGCCCATCAGGGCTAAAAGCCAAACAGGTGGGGCGTGTGATCGTGATCGGCCAGCTGGTCAAGGTCGTCACCAGAGAACAAGACGAATTGAAAATGTAAACCGTGGAGCCCTTGCCAGCAGCGATTAGAGAGTTGTCAGGCGAAGCCGCGACCGGACTGTCAATACCGTTCCAAGTATAGCTAGCATTGCTGCTTGACAAACTCAAAGTCGTGGAGTTGAACAAGTACTTGTAAAGACCCCCGCTGCTCCACATGTAACAGTAATCACCTTGCACAGTGAATGCCGCACTTTGCCCGTAACTCGTAAAAGAAGCGGGGTAGCCACCCACCTCAGAACGAGAAACGGTGTTACAAACACCTTCGTCTGAAGTGCTGTTGATGACGGTGCCGCCGTAAGAGTTCGGTATACAGTATGGGTAAAAAGCGTTTCCGCCGCCAGGATTGGAAATGCCAGAATAACCGACGTACCAAGTCCAAGGTGTAGTGCTAGTGTTGGCCACCGCACAGGTGGTGCCGCCCGAGCCCGCCCAAGTTCCGTAACCGATCAAAGTGTTCTGATGTGTCGGCTTGTACATACGTTCATGACTCGCCGCCCAGATGACAGTTGAAGCAGAACTGTTAATATACGTGGAAGTCACATTAGCCAGCGTGTCACTTCGCAAAACAGTGCCGCCCGCGCTCGTGTAGAAAACTAACAACTGTGGAGCAGCCGGAGTGACCGCGCTCGAAGCAGAACTAGCTGGCCCAGTTCCAGTAGCATTGGTTGCGGTAACTGTAAAAGTGTACGACGTGTAGTTCGTCAACCCAGTCACAGTAATCGGTGAAGAAGCGCCTGTGGCGGTGATTCCGCCGGGACTAGACGTTACAGTATAAGTGAGCGTTGTCGGATAACCCGCATCAGCGGGGGCTGTAAAAGTCACCGTTGCCTGCGCGTTACCCGCCGTCGCCGACACGCTCGTCGGCGCACCCGGATTTGCGGGCCACAAATTAGTCCCGCGTGCCTGCATCTGCTGCCGGGAGGTCCACATTCCGTTGAAATTAGGCATCACAGATCCCCCGTGTTAGTGCTCGGGAACGAACGGCTTGTTCCGGGCCAGATGATGCGAACTGCGCCGCCGCCTGCATCAGCAGAAGTCGTGCCTCCGCCCGCACCGTAAAGTTGTCCAGAGCCTCCAGAGCCTGCGCCGCCTTGAACCGTTCCAGGATTCGTGCCGTAGAAAACGCCGCCTGTCCCGTTTGAACCCTGACCAAGAATGCCGACGCCGCCGCCTCGCCCTCCAGACCAAGATGTTGGTGTGTCTGTGACGGCACCGCCGCCGCCTGCGCCGCCTGCGCCTGTTCCACCGCTGCTGCCGATGCCTGCGCCGTTGCCGCCGACACCAGCGTAACCGCCTGCGCCGCCGCCACCAGAAGCAACAGAAGATGCTCCGCCTACGTTTCCACCGTTGCCGCCAGAATATCCTGTTCCAGCAATGACAACACCGCCTATGCCTCCGTTGTATGGAGTCGAACTAATCGTGCCTCCGCCAGCAGACAAGACGGCAGAACTTATGAATGTAGAAGCACCGCCGCTGCTGGAAAATCCTGTTCCTCCAACGATGACAGTATAGCTGTTTCCAGGAGTCACGGTGTAGTTGTTGATGTAAGCTAGTGCGCCACCACCGCCACCAGCCTTGCCTTCGCTGCTCCAATCCTTCCTTCCGCTTCCTGCGCCAACAGCAACCACGGAAACACTAGTCACACCACTCGGTGCAACCCAAGAATAAGTTCCGGATGTTGTGTAGGCTTGCTGACCTTGGGTGAGCGGACTAAATGACGCGCTGTTTGAACTGTAAGGGCCAGTGCCGAAAGCGTTGGTTGCCGCGACTTTTGCGGTGTACGTGTTGCCGTTCGTCAAACCCGTCACAACGATCGGCGAAGATGCACCGGTGTTCGTGAACACCGCGCCGCTGGACGAATCCGTGACAACGACTTGATAAGACGTGATTGCTCCTCCGCCAATGTCAGAAGGCGCGGTGAAAGCAACCGAAACTTGAGCATTGCCAACGGTTGCTGCGCCAATTGTAGGCGCACTTGGCGTTTTCAGCGGAAAGTGCGAAGCTGTTAAAATACCAGCCTGATAGCGCATCGACATTGCGGCGACTCCTTATCAGGTCAGTGCTTCGTAACTGGCTGTGAGTTCGATGGCGTTTGCTGTTCCAACAGTTGCGACCACAGACTGCGACTCACCAACGTAGATGGAAGTCGTCTTGTCGACGATGATCAACGAAGCGTTCGCAGGAACGCTGATCTGGTAAGCGATTCGATACGCCGTTCCGCCACCGCCAGTCGCGCTATTGACCGAAACAGTCACCGCCACAGCAGAGCCTGTTACGTTCGAGGCGACGATGTTGTTGACCTTGTTGACAGTGCCGCTTGCAGGCGTCAGTGCGGTCCAAGTTGTTGCGCTGGTTGTCGTGGGGATGAGATACGACGTGTTGCCGTAAATCGAGGTTACGTTGACGATATTCGGGTTGGCCATTTCGTTAGCTCCTTAGAATCCAAAGATCATGGCCATGGCGATGGCCTTGCCGGTTGTCACACCAGCTGACGGTGTTGAGAATGTCAAGTTCCCAGAACCGTCGGTGCTGATTACTTGGCCGTTTGATCCATCTGCTGTCGGGTATTTCAACCCAGCAGGATTGTTGATGATGCGCTTGACTGTGCCAGACGCATTTTCAGCGTACAAAGCCATATCGGCGTCGTTTATGTTGATTGCGAGTTCACCAGGATTCAGGTTGGCCGCAGAAGGCACCGCACTCGCGGTCGTGCTGCGGTACAGCTGAATCGGTGTGTAGCCTGTCTGTGCCATTGCTGTTACCTCTTTCTTGAGTTAAGAAACATTATGCCTTCAAGTTCACTACAAGGCAACGATTGATTCATCAGAACGTCCCTCCGTCCATTCCGCCCCAGCTTGGCGCGCTGCTGCCGTTCGACAAGAGAACCTGACCAGCGGTTCCATTGGCGATGAAACTCGTTGCACCGCCGCCTGTTTGGTAAGGAATTTGGCTCGCCGAACCACCTGCGAGGTTTGTCGCTGTTGTCGCGCTGGTGGCGGTTGCCGCTGTGCCGCTGATGTTGATGTTCCAAGTGCCAGAAGCACCCGTGCCGTCAGCTTTAGGAGCACCAACGGTGCTGTAGTCGATCGTGTAAGCTGCCGAGCCGTTATAAGCGGTGCCAGCTGCTGCGCCGCCGGTGGTGTTGAAAGTAACCGAGTTGGTCACTGAACCAGCCGTCGTTGCGATCCCAACAGTGACGCTGGCTGGATCTGTCCACCCAGGAGCCGTCCCGTTGGAGGTGAGGATGCGATTGGCCGCGCCAACAGTCAGCCGATCTAATGTTGTGGTCGTGTTGGCGAAAATCAAATCACCAACCGCGTACCCGCTGATGCCTGTGCCGCCATTGGTCGCGACAACCGGAGTGGTCAACGAGAATTGCGTTCCGGTCAGGGTTAACCCTGTGCCAGCGGTGTACACTTGCGCGGAAGAAACTTGCGCAAACGTGATCGCGGTGGTGCCGAAAATGATCGTGCCTACGGTGTTGCAGATGTAAGTTTCACCAGCGCCGGTGTTGCCTGAGGTGACGAAAAATGCGTCGCCTTGTCCTAGAGAATTTGGGCTGAATGGGGCATAAGTGTCTGCGTCTGTCGCCCGAGTCAGCACCCAGTTGGTGGAGCCTGAGCCTGTGTCAGTGACCGTGTAAACACCGTTTTCGTACTGATTGGTCTGGTTGTAGATCAGTACGCGATCGTTGGTGTTCAGCGTTACACCGTCAATGACCAGCGCAGTTTGCGCCCCAGCATTGGTCAGCGTCGCTCCAACGCCCGAAGCCCCATTGTTATACGTGGCGTTCAAATTGCCAGCAGTATTTGGAGACTCTACCCGAACAGGGTCGTGGAAATGAATCCCGCTAGCCGCCAAAGTGTCTACGTACTGCTTTGTTGCAGCCTGCAAAGCTGTCGTGGGGTCACCGGTCAATGTGACCGAGGAAAGACCAGCGAGCGAAGAAGCTGTTGCGCCCAGCGCCACGCTTGTGGAGCCGATGGTGACCGAACTGTTGGTCAGAGCCGCGTTCGGAATCGCACTGAAGTTCGTGCCGGTCAGGGTCGGGGTCGTGCTGTAACTAGGTGTCGTGCCGCCGATCAAAACGCCAGAACCTGTCGCGAGCAACGATGTTGAACCACTACCGGTCTGATAAGGGATCGAGCCTGCCGCACCGCCAGCGATATTGGTTGCCGTGGTCGCCGTGCTCACATTCAAATTGGACTGCGGCACGTGCGTCCATTTGTTTGTTGAATAGATGAGGACGTCGTTGTTCGAAGGCGATGCGGTCTCAACGTCGTTCAAGTCTTCGAGAGAATATCCGATGACCGGTCTGACGAAAAGAGAGCCGTTGGCTGCTGCATAAATGACCGCCGCGACTTCGATCTTTGCCGCCGGTGCAGCAGGCACGTTCTTGGTAAGACCGCCAGGAACTGCTGGGTTGTAATAAAGGATCTGCCCGTCAACCCACGCTTCTGCGCCACCAGTCGTGTTGATGCCACGCACGACGCCGAAGTGCGTGATGTATCCCCAACCGTTCAACGCGATGTCTTCTGTGGCAACGCCCATGAAGTAAGTTGCTGTCGCATCGGTCAATCCGTTCGCTGGCGCAGCCAACAACCCTCCGCTGGCACCGACGGTGCCCGTGAACATGACCGTTTGACCGTTGGTGATTGCTGCGGACGCTTTGACGCGGTAATAGGTTTCCTGACCGACTTGTTGCACCACCGCTCCACCGGCCATGCCGATGTTGAGAGTCTTGGCGTTGTCGTCACTGTTCCAATACATCCGACCTTCAGCGTCAGTTTGCGCTGGAGGCGTTGTGTCCATGTCGATGCGCTCACCAGCGATGTTGGTGAACGAACCGGCCACTGGCGTTGTTGCGCCGATGACGGTGTTGTCAATGTTGCCGCCGTTGATGTCGGTGGTGGTAAGCACGGAGGACGCGATCGTCATCACACCGGTCGTGTCTGCAATCGTGGCGGACGCGGTGCCGTCTTTGGCTTTGATGTTCGAGGTTTCGACGTTTGTCGCATCCACCAAAGAAGCAGAAACATCGGTCGCGTCAACAGTCGTGAAAACACCTGTAGAAGGATTCAAGCTGCCGATCGGGCTGTTGTCGATTGTTTTCCCAGACAAAGCCGAAGGAATGTCTGTGTTGTTCAAAGAGCGGAATGTTGGTGTTGCAGCCGTTGCACCCGTTCCAGGACCAGCAAAAACGATGTTCGGGTTTTGCGCTGCCCAGTCACCCGTCAACGTCCCAGAAGTTGTCACCGGAGAACCGGTCACGGTGAATTCAGAAGGAAGCGCCAAACCAACTGAAACGACAGTGCCAGTGCCAGGAACCGAACCCCAAACGATGTCCGTTCCGTTCCAATAGAGAACGGTGTTGCCAAGAGTCGGCGCAGGCACGAAACCTGTTGTGTCTGCTGCGGTTTGAACAACCAATTGGTTGGCCGTTCCGCCATTGATGTTGTCTGCTTGACCAACGTCGAGTTGATCTTGATCCGACCAAGTGTATTCGCCAATGCCGCCAGAAAGCAGAACCTGACCGGCGACGCCAGCTGGACCAATGTAAAGACCGTCTGCACCAGACCAAACGATCGCACCTTCATCCGGCACGAGGCTGCGTGACGTGCCGCCTTGGTCCACGGGGAGGATGCCGTCGACTTGAGTTTGATCAGCAAGATCGACAGCGGGGTGCGTGTGATCAGCGCGCGAGATGTCGTTCGAAACGCCAGCCGAACCAGTTCCATCCAACGATTGCGGAGTTGCGCTGGAAAGGTTGGCGTTCAACGTGACATTGGAACTGAGCGCACCGCCACCGTTCAAGCCGGTTCCGGCAATGACTTCACGGGTTGTTGGGACGCCGCCGCCCCCAGAAGCAGGGACAGTTGTCGCTGCCGTCACGCGCCCAGTCGAATCAACGATGAACACAGGGATGTTGGTGGCGTCGCCGTAAGTTCCAGGGGTGACACCGCTAGCAGCCAACTGGGTCGTGCCGATGCCGCCGTTGGCGACGCTCAAGGTCACGTTGCTGCTGAGTGCGCCTCCGCCCGTGAGACCAGTTCCAGCGATGACTTGCCGTGAAGTCGGCACGCCAGCGACGCTAAGCAGGTCGCCGACTCGGATCTGGTAGTTGTTGCCCTGATAGACAATCATCATCAGGGAGTTTTCGTCCGCAACCGGCGCAGTCGGAAGTTGAGTGACGCGGGTCGGGATCAAATTGCTCGGAACGTCAGACATGCGTCAAATCTCCAAATATCCGTCACCATCTTCTGTGATGATGAACTCATTGCCAGCTTCCTGAATCAAACCCGCTGGGCGCGTGTTGATTGGCGTGTCTGGACGGTTGAAGGGCAACACAATCTTGTCGGGCGCACGAGGAGCGAGTCGATAAGGATCGTACTGGTCGCGGTCTGCTTCGCAAACCATCAGTCCTGGGTAGTTTGGGTCGGGCTGCAAGTCAGACAAGAACATCTTGCGCGAACAACGACCGCAAATACCGATGCCATAGGTTGTTTGACCTGTTGGATCTAAGTAGAGTGCGTTGCTCATGCTGTGTACGCCGCGATGCCAGGATTGATCTGAATCGGAGATCCATCGTTGTCACCGTCCCAAGCACGCTGCATGCTGATAGCAGACTTCTGCTCCAAAACAGCCATGATGGTCGGGTCGACCTGTGGCGTTTCTGCCGCTACGCGTGCCGCGAGTGTGTTGATTATCGCTTCCAACCAGCGAGCGGGGATTTCCACATCTTGTTGCAAGTTGGAGTTGCTCATGATCTGCCGGTGACGCCACAACACCAGTTGCGCTTGTTCAGCGGCTGAAAATGGCGCAGGCCAGATGCGCACGATTGGCTCTGGCAGGTCGCGCTGGAAGTAGTAGTTGCTCGGACGACCAGGAAACACTTTGTTCGACTGATTCACGTAGCCGTCACGGTTCAGCTGACCGAGAGGAATCTCTTGCGGCATGTTGCCGAGCGTGATCGAAGAGTAACTCAAAACATCGTTCGGGTCTTGAGTGTAGATCCTGAAGTACGGATAAGCCAACGCACCACTGATGTCTGTCCAAGTGATCTCACCGGCTGAAGCCGTTGCGCTCGAAGAGCCGACAGTTGTGAAGGTCGAGCCGTTCGTGCTGACTTGGAAGTGAACCGGCACCGCAGTGCCAGACCACTTGATGCCGATCGTGTCTACGACAGTCGAGGTGGTAAAAGAAACCTGATACAAGTTGCCAGCAGTGGTGGTCGCGCCACTCAAAAGCTGAAGAATGCGGTAGTTCAAGTTCAACACGCTGACCGTTCCTTCAGGAAGCGTCACAACGGGTTGATTTTCGTACATCGGGAGGATGATTTTCTCGATGCACCAGCTAGGCGTTTTCACGCTAGCAAGTTCTGCTAAAGTCGTGTTGAGAGTGTCGACCGCATAGTCATGCATTTCTGCTGTAATGGCTTGCGCAGGCAGACGACAACGCCTGAAGGCGTGATCTACGACCTTCAGCGCATTGAACGTGGTGTTGCCTATTTCACCAGAGTACGCCATTCCAACTCCATCTATGGTCAGATATGGCTGCTGGTACAGCTAGCCCTCTTTGTTTACACTTAATTATGGTACATTTTTGAAGAAATAACAAGTCATTTCTTCTTTTTGCCCATGTTCCTTGCCTCGTTCAGCGCGATTGCCACAGCTTGCTTGCGGTTTGTTACCTCTGGACCAGACTTGCTGCCAGAATGCAGCTTGCCTTCCTTGAACTCACCCATCACCCGTCCGACTTTGGCTTCCTGCTTCGGGGTCATGCCGCCCTTAGCCATCATGGTCTTGGGGCGCGGAAGATCCGGAGCGGTGTGCTTCTTGGTCTCGCCAGGATTTTTGTTGTTGTCAACGCCAAGCGTGCCACGGTTTTTGATCATGCCGCCGCTTTTCATTGCGATCATCGGTTCGCGACGATCGACAGGGTATTGTTTGCGCATAGGGCGGTCGTTTTTCATCTTTGCCTCGTCGTAGCGCATCTCTTTGCGCACGCGAGACATTTCTTCACCAGCATCCTTGCGTTCGCTGCGGGTTTCCTGTTTGATCCTAGACATTTCCTCGCGCTCATTGCGAATTGTGTCTTTGATCTTGCCGCCTTCACGGTATTTGCCGCCGTGAGATAGTTTGGTGAGCGGCTCGCCTTTGTGCATCGACTTTTCGTGTTTGTGCACGGCAGCTTTCACCATTGCTTTGTCCTGCGCAACGTCAGCCTTGCCGCCGCGTGCGTAACCCTTGACCATCGTTTTCCCTGCGGAGCCGGTGTAACCAGCTTCACTGGGGAACTCGAAGTCTGAGACATATTTGAACGACTTGCTCATATTGGTTGCCCTCTTGTTCGATATCCTTCGATGAGACGGTCTAGTTTTGCGTCCAGCACTTCGAGTCGGTTCATCACGCGGTTGATGTCAGCGTGAACCTCTTCTTTTGTGACGTATTCTTTGGCCATCTCCTCACGGGTGCGGTTTAGGAGAATTTGGAGCCGCTTGACCTCGTCGACGTGGCCTCGCCAGCCCCAAATCAAAATCGCGCTCACGAAAGACAGTATTACGTTCCACAGTGTCGCGATCTCCACTTGGTTGTCTCCTCACGGTGCCGTGCCATAAGTCTTGATGCACTCCAAGACGATGGTGTAACGGTCGCCAGAGTCGGCTCCAACTGTGGTGAACGCGACATCGCCAGTGACACCTGCGCCAGCGTTGTTCGGCAAACCGCCGAACGACGAGTAGTCCATCAGGTAAAACTTGTCAGCTGGGATTGTTTCGCAAAGAACGTCTGCCGTTGCGTCCCAAATGATGTCCACACCCATGCCTTGAGTTTGTGCCCAGATCTTGTTGATCTTGACACCGTTGCAAGCGTTGCCTGCAAAACTCCTGGCTAGGGTGGAGACATCGATTTTGGTTACGGTGGTTTCGCCTGTGCCGTCGGAGATGTTGGTGAATTTGGCGATGAACAGTCGTTCACCGTCAAGAATCGTTTGTGACGTGACTGCATCAGCCATGTTGACACCTCCTCAATTAGCTGAGAGCCGCGCCAACAGCGGTCACCCAAGCAGCACCCGTGGAAATGACCAAGCAATATTCGTCGTCGCCTGCGCCATTGTCGTTGATCAAGCGAACTTGTCCAGCGTTCGCTGCAGCTGCAGCAGGCAGTTCAGCGGTTGTGATGGCGGTCATTTTGATGAAGTCAGCCACGTAAACAGCGCCAGTGACGCTACCAGTGACGTCGCCCACAAAACCGTTGGTGGAGGTTACGGGACCAGAAAAAGTAGTCGATGCCATTTCATTTTCCTCTCATGCGAGTTAAGTGTGTTAGTCTGCATGACGTCAGCCGAGGACTGTCTAACACACCGAGTTTGCCTCGGAATTGTGGAGAGGGGGAGCACTAGGCTCCCCCAATCCGTTTACACACCGGCTGTGCCGAAAAGACCACGAGGGTCAGTCCAACCAACGGTGTAACGCTCAGTCGCCTTGTAGCGCATGGAGTCGGTTTCGAAATCACCTTCCATGCTCTTTTCCAGCGGACGACGCATCAGCAGCTTCAGACCTTCCGGCGCATCAGTCTGCACCCACCATGCGGTGGTCGAGGTGATACGCGACAGGTTGGCCTGACCTTCCGACAGCAGACCCATGGATTTCACGGGGTTGATGTCGTTGTCGGCGGTTCCCGAACGCAGCACGCTCTTCAGCAGAACTTCTGCTTGGAAGACGTTGCTGGGACCAGTGACAATTTTCTTGGGCGTCAGGCGGATACGCTTGCCGTTGTTGTCAACAGCGTTGCGGATCTGAATCAGCATCTGCTCAAGAGAAGTCTGCGACAGAGCCGCAGCGGTGGTCAGCTGGTTGCTGAAGGTGCCGTTAACAATCGGATGCGAAGCGTTGATCAGCGAAACGCCGTCACCACCCGTATACGAACTGTTAAATGCACGGTTCAGAATGTTGGCCGACAGCGTCTCTTTCGTTTCAATCAGAGACTGAGCCAAGTGCTTGGCATAGGTCTGACCGATACGAATGTGATCGCCATCCTCCACCAGAACCTTGGTCAGGCTGAACGCCAGACCGTAGACCTTGTAGAGGTAACGCTGAATGAACAGCACGCCGCCAGACTGGTAGGTGACTGCCATGCCATCAGGAAGTTCCGGCGCAGCACCGAAGCCGTACAGGACGGGTTCTTCATGGTAGTTGCGGGGAATGCCCTTTTGCTCACGGAAGACCATCTTCCATTCATCAGCACGCTGATCGTAAACTCCGTCGAAGACCTCGTTCAGGATCGGCTCGACGACTGACCGAAAGTCAGTACTACGCATAGGTGTAGCCATGGTTCAAGCCCTCCTTACACCGAGTTGACAGAAGCCTTGTACTGGTGCTCGTTGATGCGAACAGTCGCAACCACGTAAGCGTCAGTCAAGGAGTCGTTGATGTTGTAGCCCCAACCGGTGATCTGGAATTGGCCAGAAGTCGCTTGGATAGCCGTCAGGTACGTGCTGCTCAGACCGGTGCTGGTAGAACCGCCCGGAGAAGCAACCGTCCAATCACATTCTTCGCCAACAGCGGTTTGAACCGTGGTGCCTGCAGAAGGATTGTTGTACTGAACATCAAACAGCGTTTCAGGATCGTCGTAGACCCATGCAACGATGTTAGTTGCCGTTGTGCCGGTGGGCCAGAACGGCGAAACAACCGGACGACCGGTGGAATCGTTGTACTGACAACCAGCAAAAATGCCGAGAAGGGAAATCCCATCCACGGTGCCGGAACGGGTACCATCACTGGTGCCCAACTGGATAACACCTGCATCCGTCAACTTTACAGGGTCACCCTGAAAGATGTTGGCAGCGTAGGTGCTAGCGATCGTGTAGGCTTTCGGGCGCATCTGGCCACTGTTGTGGTAAGACGGACGAAAGCCAAAGGGTGCGCTAGTCGAAGACATAGTTTGCTCCTAAGGTTGAATGGTTCGTCAGGAAAGGTCAAAGACCGGTTCCCTATCCACACCAAACTCCCTATTTCCGTCGCCCATGTCAACACGAGTTTTAGAAGCACGCGCCTGCTGTTCCAAGAAGTCTTGAGTGTCGGTGAGTTTTTCTTCCTCACGCAACGGAGCATCGTGGTGCGCTTCACGCATGTACTTTTCGTACAGTGAAAGCGGCAGTTTGAAGGCAAGCATCTCGTTCACGCCGATGAACCCCTGCCAATCGCCCGTCTTGAGCGTTGCATATTCCCAGCCAGGAACATCTTCTGGCTTCACGGGCTCATAGCCCAAACGGATACGCATTTGGATGGAGTCACGCGGGTTTGTCGTGGTCAGCCAGCACAAGTGCCAGCCGTCTAGTTTGGGCAAATCCGGTAGAGAGGATTGGTGAAATTGCTGACGGAACATTTCTACCCGCTCATCATCGGAAATGGCGCGATTTTGTGTGGATGCACGATCCTGCATCGCGCGGTTCTCGCGACCTTCGCCAGCGGATTTCTTTAGTCGTTCGTCGGTCATGGTACTCGCTCCTTTCAGCGATTGGTTGAATTAAAATCTGTTTCTATGAAAAAGGCAAGCGTTTTACGATCTGTTTGCTCGATCATATTCTGCGTACCTCTTTACATATTTCTGTCGCAGCACGGGGTCGTCCCAAACACCTGCGTCGATCAACGCCTGTTTGCGCTCAGGACTTATGTACACTTCTTTGCGCGTGCTGGTGGGCGCGTGCTCACGGCCAGACCCAACTGCGGGACCGCCACGCGGCGTGCGTTGCTCCTTGGTTCCTGTTTTGCCGAACCGCTCCGGCAACCGGCGCGCAGCACGCTTGCGCAGTTCTGTCCAGTATTCCTCTGTGCGAGGGTCGTAACCGTCTTTGGCGAGAGACTGATCGATGGCGATCACGATGGATGAATCCTCGTCGCGACCTTGTGAGTCGTACCAAGGGTTCTCCTTAATGAACTCCTGCGCGTAGTGCATTGTGCGTTCGTCGATCTGTTGCTTGGGTTGCGGCGGACGCTGTTGCACATTTTGTTTTTGCGCGCTCAGTTGCTGGATGCGAGCCAGTGCCTGATCGCGGTAGCGCATTGCTTGCGTGACGTCTTCACCGTTGCCAGCCGCGACCGCTTTGGCGATGACCTTGTCGGCCATCTCGGCTTCTTTGGCGGCTTGCGCGATTGCAGAGTCGATTGTTTTGAGGTCACCAATGTGCGCACGCTGTTCTTGTGCAGTCAGGCGACGTTCAAGATCGTCGTTGCGGCTGCGCAGGAAATCCAACTCAAGTTTGTCACGCTTGATGGCTTCTTCGCGACGCTGTTTGCGCTCCAACTTCTCCTTGCGACGGCGTTCGCGGATTGCTTCACGCTCGTCGTCGTGTTCTTCTTCGTCGTCATCATCTTCTGTAGAGACGCGGTCGTCTTCTTGCCCGTCGTCGTCATCTTCAGCTGAGGCTCTCAGCTTGGACTCGTCTTCAACGATCACGATCTCTTCGTCTTTGGAGTCTTCTTCTTTGATCACTTCACTCATTTGTCATCTCCTTTCAGATGAACGCCTTGATCGCCAACGGGTCACCAGTTACCTGCCCGATGATGTCGAGGTCATTGAAAATTACGAACATTGCTGACTCTTTTTCGCCCATGGTTTCTTTTGTAAGAGGCACCTCCCAACGGTCTCCACCGTATTTCGGCACCCGAACAAAGTCTCCCACGTTGCACCAAGAGCCTTCCGGCCAGTGTTCCATGGTGTTGCGGTTTTTGAACGCGAGCGGTCCAATGCTAATCACCTTGGCAACTTGTGTGTTCCACTTTTCAGTGTCGCGCGACTCGCTGTGCAAAATGATGCCGCCAGAAGTTTTGCTCTTCGGCGTACGGATTTGAACCAGAACGCGGCTTCCGAAAGGCTGCACTCCGGCGTCTGCCGCCGGAAACGCCTCTGCCAAAGCGTTCTCAGATGTCATTGTCACCGTTTTTCTCCTCATCAACAAGTTTCAAGAGCACATTTATCGCCGCCTCATAACCGGCGAATATTCCAACGCGCAACCCGTACTCAAAGGCGTCGCGTTCCTGTGGCCGTCTCAAGGCGTCAACAGCAAACTTCTGCTGCTCTTCCTTGAGACGGTTCAACAAGAGGGTTTCGAAGTTCATGCCGGTGTTTTCGGTCCAGAACTCTTAGAAGGTGGTGTGTGCTGGCCGTCACACTTTTCGCCTGCGGCCATGCGGTGATGCTGGGGAACTTCAGCCGTGTTCATTGGAACTTCTTTGGCTTTGTTGGGATTGTCGCTCATGATGCGCTCCTTTTCAAGGGTTGGGGTTGATGCCTGTGCCGGTGCTCACCGAGACTCGTTCGCCAGTTGCCAATTCGGCTGCAGCGAGCAGTTTCGCGGTGTCGTTGTCTGCCGTGTTCATGCGCTCGCGTGCAGCGATGTCCGCAGCGGTGCGCTCGTTTTCGGCAATTTGCTTCATCTGCTCTGCCTGCAGCTTTTCTGCCTGCTCCTGCTGGCGTGCGGCCAGCTTTGCGGCTTCCAGTTGCTGTTGCGTTTGCAGCTTCTGCTGATCCAGTTGGACGCGTGCCTGATTGTACTGCGCACGCTCTTGCAGTGCCTGACCCTGAACTTGCGCGTTCATCTGTGCAATCTGCATGCTGTTGTCGGGCGGCATCGGAGGCTGCGGCTTGAACTGCTCGGCGAACTCCGTGAGCGCGGCCAGTTCCTGACCGAACGAACCAAGCTGCTTTTCGATCAGCTGTTGAACCTGAATGATCAACTTGACCTGCTCTTCCGCTTCTGCCTCGATCAGTTCTTCGCGCTGCGCTTTGTCCACGGCGTTGTGAGCCTCCACAAGGTAGTAGTTCAACAAGTGATCCTTCAAGTGTTGCGCAATCGCATAGATGCACGCCTGCATGATTGGCGGGTTGGAACCCAGCAACGGCGACTTCAGGAACGCCATATGCGTCATGATATGTGCGATATGATCCTGGCGCGGCAAAACGTAAAGCGGTCTGCCCATCGACGCCGCCACGTTCTCGCTGACCGGATCCATGTCCTCGCTGGCCATCTGCGGCTGCATGACATCGTCCGGCGCGATCTTCAGTGTGCGCAAGAACATCTCTTCGACCTTGCGCGGATCGTACAGCTGCGGCATCATTTGTGCGCGCTGCATGATGGCTTGCGTTTGCGCGAAGCGTTGCGTCTCGCTGAAGATAGCCGGATCGCTGACCGGCATCACGTCCATCGGACCATCGAAATCGCTGGGGTCGATCTCCAATCCTGCGTTGTGCGCCTCGATGTCTTCTTCGGTCAGATACGCGCTGTTCAGGCGGTGCAAGATCGAAAAACACTTTTCCATCGCGTTGTGCAGTCGCGAATGGATGGACGAGAACACCACCATGCCCTGCTCGATCAGCGCCATCGTCGTGCCGACCGGCTGATTGGGGTTCTGGTCGCTGAGTTTCTCGAACGACGTTTGCACGACGCCTTTGCCCGCATCGACCAAGAAGCCCAGCAGCTGGAACAACACCGGACTCGGACCATTGAACGGCAGAGGCATCGCCAGCTTGCGAACATCGTCCACCATCGCGCCGCCGTCCAGTTCAACAACCTCAGTGGGCTGGACGTTGATGGTCTGACCGTTCGGTCCACCTTTCAACTTGAGCAGTGTGGGGACGTTCTGGATGTGTGCGCTGTCCAACAATGCGCGCAACGCGCCAGTGGCCGCGCCGCTCAAGCCGCCAATCATGTGGGTCAACCCGATCGGGTAAGCACCACGCCACGGAACGAACGGGAACTCAACGATCCAATCCAGTTCATTGCGCAGTTCGTCGTCCGGCTCCCAGTTGCGATAGAGCGCCAGCGGCAACTCGGTGGTCTTGTCGATGCTGAGGATGTAAGGTTCCAGCCCGTCTTCAAACTCCAAGAACGTGTAGATCTCGTAGATGGTGCGCAGACCGTCTTCGTTGTAGCTGGATTCCTTGCGACCTTCGATTTTGTCGTTGGCGATTGACGACTTGCTCCAATCGATCTCGCCAGCGTAGCCAAGGTCCACGTCGATGTACATGCCGCTCTTGACGCGACGCTGGTATTCCATCTTGGTGATGTACTGGACGTGCGTCTTGCGTTCGGCGGTGTAGAAGTTCGTTGCGGCGAACGGCAGGTAAATGTCGTCGATCGGCACGAACTCGCTCATGGGTCGGCGACGCTGCGGGTTCCACATGAACTTCATGTACTGCCCACCGCCGAGCGGCAACTGCGTGCTCAGCTGTTCAAGTTCGCTGCGGAACTCGGGCATCTGCTTGGTGGTTTGCCAGTTCAGGAACTCGGTCTTGCGTTCAGCCTTCTCGACCTTCTTCTTGTCCTGCTCGCCGTAGATCTTCGACTTCACTGGACCGTTGGGCGGGAAAACCTCTTTCATGAACCGCGCCGAGAAGTCCACGCACGCCTCGACCAGCATCGGGTGAACGACCTTGTTCGCGCCGGTGAACTGCGCGCCTCCAGGAGCGTCGTCGCCCAACCCTGTGCGGCGCAGACCTTCCTCGTACTGCTTGTCGCGTTTTTCGCGAGCCTCTTTGTCTTTTTCGATCTTGTCGAGCAGGTCGGTGACCGCTTCCTTCAGCGCGGCTTGGTCAACCTCTTCGACAATGTTGGCGAAATGCGCGAGGTTGCGCTTCTCGTCTTCGTCGTTTTCCATGCGCAGGACTGCGCCACCGTCTTCGGTGTCTTCTACGTCTGGAAGCAAATCCTCGTAGGAGACATTTTCGCCTTCTTCGAGGGACTCGTCGTCGCGTTCGTTGATATCAGACATGGGTGCCCTCTCTGAATGTTTTTACCAGTTGATCGACGGCAGCAGGATTGTATTGCACCGCGCCGCCTTTTGCGTAACCCTTGCCGACAGAAGCCATGAGTGCTTCGACCGCTGCAGGATCGTATGCTCTCACTGCGCCACCAACTGCATATCCAGGCGTGCGCTGACCGCGACCGCGCAGGATTGTCTCAATGGCTTCCGGCGAGAACGTGATCTCGTAGTAAGATTGAATGCCGCCAATCCCAGCAGGCTCGACTTCTACACCCGGAATGTTGGAAAGCGGTTTCAAGCCTTCCTTGACGATCTGTTGATCGTAGATCGGAGCGTAGTTGTCCATCTTCGAGATTCCTCCACGAGGGATAGAAATCGCCGTTGACGTCGGATAATAAACAGTGGTTGCTCCGCGCTTCAGCGCGTCTTGAATCGCAGCCTTGAACAGCGTGCCGTGCGTTTGCCGCAACGCGCCAGTCTGAGCCTCGCCTTTTTGAGCGTCAGATTGAATCTCTTCGATCACAACGCTGTTGGGCTTGACAGGCATTTCAGACTCAACAATAACGCGACCTTTGGTGGACATTGCACGCACGGTTGCGTCGGTTGCGTCTGCCGGTATGTAGGTTCCGCGAATGTGTCCGATCATCCCCTTGTCAGCGCTCATCGCTCCGGGGTAGTGCCAATAGTTTTTGCCAGCCATGTCGGGGTGCGTCACACCGATCTCGAAGTAGTTGTCGTCTAGCGCAGCGCGGGTGTTTTCGGACAACAAGCGTTGAGAGTCGATGTATTGATAGTTTTTGGAGCGTCCGGCATCAACGGCGAGTTCATAAGCAATTTGATCGACAAGTTCTGTCCTTGCTTCCTCCGTGGTCGCGTAAAGTTCCCCAACAGGATCGTCTTCCCAACCGGCTTTGCGGAATGCTTTGAGGAACTCCTCAGGCATCTCTTCGAGTCCGATCATCCCCTCGTTCAGACCCGCGATCAACTGAAAGTTTTCATCGGTCGGTTCAATACCAAGTCTGTACAAAACATTCTGATAAGGTTCTTCTGGGTTGCCGTACAAGTAATCTAACGCTTCATCCCTGTAAAGGTCCATTTCATATTCGCTGTGCGTAGACAAGCCCTTCAGGTCCATCGTATTGTACTGCGAAGGCGGAATGCGCGCCTCGAAGTCAGCCTTGCTGATCCTTGAACCGGCAGGCAGATCCTCGTAACGCCTCGAAAGTTCTTCGAATGCATCCTTGGTGACGCCAGGAGTGCCTCTGATCTGCGCCAAAAACGCTTCAAGCTGCTGAACGTCTGGCCCACGCAATGTTTCGGCGCTGATCGCAGGCTGCAAGTTGATGTTGCCTTGCGGCTGCACGGAATACATCAGCGAGCCTTCTTCCTCCATGCGCCGACGCAAAGCAGCGTAAGCCGAATCGTCCGGCACCTGCGAAGCTGCACGGCGGATCGCTCTGCGGTCCAATGCGCCTTGAACGGCGTCGATCGCAACTGGTGCTACTGCGCCGAGCGGTGCGCCAATCGCGGCTCCCATGGCTGCGCCTTCTGCGCGAGACTCTCCTTGGTCAGCCATCCCTGCTCCTGCAATCGCGCCTTCGCCTGCACCGATCGCTGCGCCTTTCATCCAGTTAGGCAACTGCGCTGCAATCCGTGGAGCCAACATGCCCATGCGAGCCGTGGTCGCGGCGGCGGCGGGTGCTGCTGCGCCACCCGTGAACGGCGTTGCAAGATATGCCGCCGCTGTCGGGATCAACCCTCCAGCAACCTCACCAACGATTGAGCCGATCGGGTTGTTTTCGGCATAGGCGCGGTTCGATGCTTGAATTTCGGCGAGCGCGTCTTCATAACGCTCATCGCCAAGTTTAGACCGCAACCAAGCCTCGCCCTCGTCACCCCAGCCTAACCCAAGACCTTGACCGAGGACAGAGCGTGCAATGTCCTTCAGTCCGCCAGCTTCGTAACCCTTCACAGCACCGCCTTCGGCGTATCCAGGAACGCCTGCGTCGCGCAACACACTCGTGACGTAGTTCTGCGTCTCGCGGAACGGCGGAATGCCATTGTGCTTGCGGACGTTGCCTGGACCAGCGTTGTACGCCGCCAATGCGAGAGGCAATGAACCGAACTCGTCCCACTGCTGGCGCAAGTAACGTGCGCCGCCTTCGAGGTTCTGTCGCCAATCCGTCGGGTCGACGCCCAAGTCACGAGCCGTTCCAGGCATCAACTGCGCCAAACCAATCGCACCCTTGGGGCTGCGAGCGTTGGGGTTGTATGCGCTTTCGTTTTGAATTAACGACACGAACACATTCGGCGGCAGACCGTACCGTTCAGCGAGCATCACAGCTGTGTCGCGGTAAACGTCTCCGGTGAGCGCAACAGTTTCGCCAGTCGGCACGGCGGCGGTTGTTGTCGGTCGCGGCGGCGGACGCGTCGGGCTGCGCGAGGCAGGCGTCTCAGCCGTGTCCACGCGGAACTCTTGCGCGTCTTGCTTGCGCTGCAGCGAACGCAGACGATTCAACTCAGCCATGAACCCTTCGAGCAACGAGCCGCGAACCTTGCCGCCTTGTTCGTACTTCTGATACATGTCTTCGAGGTTCACAGAGCCGCCTTGCTGCATCGGCACAGAAAGAACCTCGAAGATCTTGTCGCTGTAATCTGTTGGCTGAAAGATTCCGCGTGAGCGCAGGAAGTTCTCCAACAACGGCATCAGCTGAGAACGGTTGCGTCCAACGATGTTGTACTCCTGCGCGAAACCCTTGGCCAGTTCTGAATATTTGTCCATCGGGTTCTGCGGAGGCGTGTCGCCTCGATCTTGGCGCATGGCGGCTTCAGCAGCGTTCCGAGCCAGCGTCGCGTCTGTGCGTGCAAAGTAGTCTTGAATCTGCGCGGGGTTATAACCGGCGTTCATCAAGTTCTCACGCTGCGTGTCGCGGCCACGGAACATGCCAGCTTGCCAACCCATCTTCAGATCGTTGGCGATGCCTGAGGGGATTGACTTGAGTGTTTCTAAAAATCCCATCGGCTGCGAAGGCTGCGCCACGTTGACGTTCACAGGGGTCGGCGTTATGGTCGGCGTTATGGTCGGCGTTATGGTCGGCGTGTCGTCGAAGACGGTGCGGTCGATCACCTCAAGCATTCCGGGCGAGTCGCCCCGCACGGTCTCCATCGTCATTGGCCCTTGACGATCAGCGGGTTTCGCACCACCTCCGATTCCGGTGACGCCTGCAGCTTTCATCGACGCAGCCGCTTCTGCGCGAGCCTGCTTTTCCTTGTCCTTCGCCGCAGCAGCTTTGTTGGCCTCGGCCATCGTCCCCCAACCGCCTCCGGGAGCCATGCCCTTCACCTCGCCGCCGTCAGCCCACTTGACTTTGTTGGCCCAGTATGCGGGACTGCTCTTGCCTTTGGCGATGTTCTTGGCATGGCGTGACTTGAATGAGGCGCGTTTGTTTTTCATGCGTTCAGACTCGCCTGCCTTGGGCTTGCCTGCGGTCTCGGCTCCTTGCTCGCCGAAGCGCAGGATCTTTTCCTTCCCGTCGATCTTCGTCTTGACAATGTGCGACTTGGTTGGGTGGCTCGGTGTGCGCCGAGGCTTGTCCAAAGGGAGACTGTCTTTGTCAACTTTAGGCGGCATAAGGATTCACCCTAGGTACGTTGGG